TAACCTAAATCTCAAGACAGATATATTCTTTAATCTTAGAAAGCTGTTCGAGGAATCCAGGATTATCATACCTAACGATTCATTATTAATAAGACAACTTATCCCGCACAAGTATGAAGTTACGTCTAATGGTAAGCTCAAGATTGATAGGAACCAAGACAAGTCACCGGACTTTGCAGATAGCCTGGCCTATGCTTGCTACCTTCCTAGTTCGAATGTTACAATTGATTTTTTGGAGTTGAAGAGGTAAATGAAAGTAGTAAACTATAAATGTAATGTGAATAAGTTATTTATTGTTCCGTTTGGTGATTTACATTATGGGTCTAAGGAATGCAATATCAAGCGTGCCTTGGAAACCATTAAATGGGTGAAAGACAATCCAGACGCGAGAGTAATACTTATGGGGGATTATATGGACTGTTCTACAAGAACTAGTGTTGGTGCTGGGCCGTTTGATGAAAGTACCCACGGGGATGTACAGTACGAATATGTATTAAATATGTTTAACCCCATTAGAAAGAAAATACTCGCGGCAGTTACTGGCAACCACGAAGAGAGAATACGCCAAGCAACAGGATATGATATTACTAAATTATTATGCAAAGAACTACAAATACCATACCTTCAATACGGCGGGTTTGTTAAAGTAAGAGTAAAAGGACACAGTTATGTAATTTACATGACCCACGGAGCAAGCGGAGCTAGTTTACCGTATACCAAGATTCGCGGAGTTTTAGATATTGGTAATTTCATAGACGCAGATATTATATGTTACGGGCACGTACATTCATTACAAGTGCACGCCCAGGAAGTTAAGAAGATAAAAGGCAATCATGTAGAGAGAGATAAGAAGTATTATATACTTACTGGGCATTATCTTAATTATGAAGGTTCGTATGCAGAAATGAAAGGCTACCGACCAGAGAAACAGGGTTCACCAACCATCGAGCTTGGTGGGAAGAAGAAAGAAATAAGAGTGGTATTATGATAACATTTGACAAGAAAAAGAAGCCAACAGGCGTTCAGACAGGAGCTTGTGCTCCAATAACATTATTACGTTGCCAAGACTGTGCACAGCGTTTTGGGTCAAGCAGACGGGTAGGCAGGTATAAACTATATCACAGATACAAAGACGGAAAGAGCAATTTATTATTTATTTGTTCTAGCTGTAAGGCGCAATACCAAGTAGACATCACCGAAAGGATGATAGAAAAAATATAAAATTAATATCTATTTATAAATAACCTAACCCCACTAATATATATTTCTATTTATCGACATATTAATTATGTCTAAAATATATTAGGGGGAAAAACAAATGTCAACAAATTTTATAAACTCCTGGGGTAATGGAGTAACGAGAACAAGCTCAGGAGCAGATGGTGGTGCACCTTGGAATGCAACTACAGTAACTAAAACATTCAGTTCAGGAGCAGGCACTGGTAATGTAGGTACTGTTGCATTATTCACTGTTACTGGCTGTATAAGAGGCAAGCTAATTGCAAGATGTACAACTAATATGGCAGGTGCAACAGCAACTATTGAAGTTGGGGTAACTGGTAGCACTGCTGGTTTAATTGCACAGACGACTGCAACAAACTTAATTGCACCAGAACTTTGGAACGATACAAGTCCCGATAAAGCAATCGAGTTAATGACTACTGCACCAGAGTACATTATCAACGGAAATATATTCGTAACTGTTGGAACCGCAAATTTAACTGGTGGGGTTATTGAGTTCACATTATTATGGTCTCCAGTTAGTACAAACGGAGCAGTTGTTTCAGCATAAATGTAAAATGGCATAAAAATGGTATTCACTGCAACCTATGAAGCACCGACTACGGCATTACCTGCTATTGGGCGTATGTATCGCACAACCAGTGGTGGGACAGTTTTTTCTGAAATTCTTTATAACGCTACTGCTTTTGATTATTTTGCTAATGATGCGGTCGTTAATGATGCCTTGTATATTTCTACCGGGGCTTATGGCAATTTACCAGCAGGGTTAAGATTTACAGTAGGAACTGCCTTTGCAGCAGATTCATATACTTTAGTTTGGGAATATTACAAGCGAACAGTAGGGTGGGTTGCAATCGAAGACATTGTAGATAACACTGTTGGCTTTTCTGTAACAGGAACTAATGATGTCAAGTTTCCTCAGCAATGGCAACCAAATATTGTGACTATTCAGGGTTTATCAACTGCTCTTTGGGTTAGATGTAGGATTACTGCTGTTAACCATATTACTGAGGGTGGGGCGAATATTACTAATACAGTAAAGTATAGTAAAGGAACTTTGACTATTAGTGGTACGAGTGATGAAACACCTGGTACTTTCACGCAGATTTATGATTGGCTTGTAGCTAATCAACCGCACATTTCAGTATATAAAAGACACGATTCTATTTTTGATTTCACAAGGGTTGGGCTGGTTTTTAATCAATCTAGAGTTTATACAACTAACGAAGTTATAGAAATAGGCCAAGATTGCCTTAGTAATTGTTCAGCAAGCGGTAATAATTTTAGTTATCTTACTAGCGGGATTAAGAAGAATGATACTACTGGCTATGGTGGGTCAACATTCATAGTCCACGGTGTTTCTAATAGTGGTATAATAACTACCGGCGCACAAACTAAAATGTATGGCACAACTATGCGTACTGGTAAGAATAATTCAGATGGTTATGGTTATGCTGGGTACGTGTCTATGACTGGTGAGTGGATTGATTGTAATATTGAGTTATCAACTCAGATTCCACCAGTTGGTAGCACAGTATCTAATGTTAGATTTGTTGGGAATCTATTAATTGCAGGGTCTGCTATAGGCACATATTCGGGGGTTAGTTATTTATTTACGGGGACTAATTGGTTGTACTGTTATCGTGTAGGTTTTACTTTGCCAGATTTGACTTATGTGTTTAAAGGAGCTAGTGGTGCGGTTATTTATATTTATCAAGCTAGTGCTAATGAAGCCGCCTATACCTGGAAACTGACAAATCCATCTGTACCATTAACAACCTTAGCTGATGCTATTAAACCTCTAGCTATTGGGACTAATTCAATTGCTAATCTTTCTAAAGTATGGTATTATGATGCTTCCGCAGGCACTTATACAGATTATACTAGCCAAGCAAGTGATGTTACAGCCAACGATGTACCACTTAGTGGCGATGTTGGGGATATGTATTACTTTGGGATGTCAACAGTTGCAAGCGCTAGTGTAGGAATGTCTATATATATTACTAAACCGACTGTTCCTAATGATTATGTTTACACTTGGGAATATTATTATAACGGTGCTTGGCAACCAGTCCCAACTACACAATGGGATGAAACCAATAACTTGAGTAATACTGGTGGGTATTACTTTGGTATACTTGTTGCTACTAATATAAGTATTAATAGTGTATCACTTAATTATCTTCGTGCAACAATTACGAGCGTTGGAACTGGAACCCCGACAGCATCAACTATTAAACAAAAGAACTGCTCGGCAGTTAATAATTGGAATCTTAAAGAGGCCTATACTTTTGATTTAACAGTTTATGATGAAGACGGAAATGTAATATCTGGTGCAGATGTAACTGCAACCGACGAAAACGGTGCAGAAATATTTAAAGTAACTACTGGTGGAGATGGTAAGATTGCCCAGCAAGAAATACTTGCTAAATGGTGGTACTTCGACCCAATTAATAATCCTGTTAGTTTGGTTTCTGAGAACATATATACTAAGTTTGACCTTTTAATTGAAGCAGACACTTATATGGATTATGTTATGGAAGGACTAAGCGTTGTAGGTAAAAAGGATTTAAGTGTTAGTTTAACCTATCCTATATATTATGAGAAAGCGCTAACTGGTGCAGTTACTGGTACTTCAGTTTCTGGTGGGATAAGTTCTTCAAGCATCGAAGGTGCAGTTACAATTAATTCAATTACAGGGGTGGTTGATAGTGACTAGTGTTGGTGGGACAGTTACAACAACTAATATTTATGGTACACTAGGGATACCATCATTGATAGGCGTATATGTTCCGTATGTTGGTTGTCTTTTAGATATTGACTTAGGTGCATTTGACTTAACTACCACAGGAGATATAACTGCGGGCAATTTAGAAATAACTGATTGGAATACCGCATATTCACATTCACAATTAATAGCAGGGAACCCACATCAAGTAAATAAAACAGATGTTGGTTTATCTAATGTTGATAATGTTCAACAGATGCCTTTAAGTTATTTAAGTACTAATGTTAATTTAGGCACTAGCGATGTTTTGGTTCCTAGCCAGAACGCGGTTAAAACTTATGTAGATACACAGGTTGGTGCAGAGAATCTTTGGGACAGGGCTGGTGGGGAGTTATACCCTCACACTTCAACTGACCAGTTAGGTATGAGTGCAAACATTACTACAACAGAAACAATTAAAGCCGCTTCTGGAGTATTTGTAGGAAGTTCTTATGTAGGGGAATTAACTGATGATGTGGCAAATGTAGTATTATACACGACAGCAACTAATGGAAGGTTTTTTGCATATGATGGTACAGACTATTATGACTTTGCTCTTGGGTCATCAAAAAACACTACTTATGGTACTAATTTTGGAATGCAGTTTAAAGCTGATACTGGTTATGTTGGGATTAATGATAACACACCAAGCTATCAACTAGATGTTGCAGGGGATGTAAGAGCACAAGGTAATTTAATAACACCAACAATACTATTTACTGCTACAGATGTATATTCAACACCACCAAGCGCAACAGTAAATACTTTATTCAAGTATAATGCGGCAGGAGCAACTACGAATTTTGGGAAAATTGTTATTGGAAAAACAAGTGGAGCAGACGAAACCACTCAAGGTTATATGTCTTTCTTTGGCAAGAAAGCAGCAACAGCAGTATCAGAAGCAATGCGTTTAGAAGGAATGAATTTAGGAATTGGAGTGGCAGATCCAGATTCAAGAGTAGAAATTAAAGGTGAAGGTGCAACAAGTGCGACAAATGCATTAAGCATTAAAGATAGTACAGACACAGAAATATTTAGAGTCAGAAATGACGGGTTAGTTACTGTAGGGAATGATTTAACAGTAACAGATGATTTAAATGTTTTAGATGTATTTGCGACTAACACAAGCTCAAGTACATTAACAGTAGACACTACAACATTAGTAGTAAATAAAGCAGGGTATACAGATAAGGTAGGGATAGGCACTGCAACACCAGCAAATGATTTACACTGTACAGGCGGTATTCAAGGTGCTACATTAGTTATTGATGGAGCAAGTGGGTCAACACCAAATTCTGGACAGTATATGCGTTTATATTATTACCCAACTGCCGAAGCTGGTAGAATGTATACTTATGACCAGACAGCTGGCACATATAAAAGAATGTGTTTTGGTGACTGGAATGCAGGAAGCCCACCATTAACTCTTGATGTTGGTGGGAAGATGGGCGTTAGTGTTCCGTACGGGTCAGTCACACATTATCTGACAGTTGGTGGTGATGCGGATTTCGCTGGTGACTTATCAGTGGGTGTGACAGATAAATTAACTATTAATCATAATGAAACTAATGCTACATTCGCAACTACTGATGGTGGTTTTTATTTCACAAGCACAGAAGCATCGACTGATACAGATTTAATTATCAGAGCTCAATCTGGCGAAGAAGCTAATCTTAATATGATGCTTAATACAACAGACCTAAATGTAATTAATCTTAATGCTACAAATCTAAGTTTTGAACCTAAGGGTACTACCCCATTACATTTATTTGATGGGTCAGCAGATGGGATTACCCAAACATTTTCTATTTATGGTTTCGTGGCTCACGATGTTTTAAGGAGCTTAACGATTGGTTTAGATGCCACTACTGCTAATCAAGCTTTGTTCAGTGGTTTAACAGATTATAAGTTTGATGGAGAAATACTAAGTACGGCTGGTGCAACAATCACTGGCGCCGGTAGTTTCACGACCGGATTAATAGTAAATGAAAGTGGAGATGCTAGTGGAGATTTTAGAGTAGAGAGCGATCGTAAAACAGAAGCCCTATTTTTAGATGCGAGTGCAGAAACATTATCTATCGCCGTTGCAACATCTTTTGGTAGCACTGCAAGGTCAACAACTGCTAACTTTAGAAGGTATAATCATATAGATTTATTTTCTGTGAATCCTGCGGCTTCGGGTGCAACATTCATAACTCCAAGTTCAGATAGTAGTGGTGGTTGGAGGTTAGATGCAGATACTGAATATTTGTATTTTAATGTGCCAATAAATGCGGATTGGGACGGTGCATCTAATATAATAGTAGATGTAACTTTTGAAGTTAATATTGATAATAGTGGTGGTGTGTCTACTGATTCAGTAGATTTGAAATTACAGTGTTTCTATAAAGGCGATGGGGAAACAGCTTGTAAAACCCAAATTGCAGAGTTAAGCAAGAAAGTTAGTACAAGTCCAAGATATAAACAATGGACATCTTCATTAACAATAGACTGGGACGCCTCAGGAAATGTTGTGCAAGTTGGGGATGTAATTGGGATAATACTTGACCTTGAAACCGATACTTCTGAAGTGGACGATATAATAATTACAGATATTTCTGTTTATTACAACACTACCCACATTGGTATTGAGAGTACAGATGTTTAAATAAGTAAATGGAGATGGGAATATGCAAGAAGAATATATTTTAAAAGACGGAGTAATAACTAAAGAGTTCGAGCTTAATAGTGATGAATTGATTAGAGAACTTCGAGAAGCAACAAATACAAAAACTGGTATGGAAAACAAGATAATACAATTTCAAGAAAAGATTATCGAGCTTAATAACAAGATAACTGCAATACAGAATATTCTAACAGAAGCAGGAATTGCTGTACCAGAACAGGAGATAATAATATGACTAATGAAATAACAATACCCAGAGGGGATACTAGAACAATAACAATAACTGTTACAGACGATAGTACAGGATTGGTTTATAATTTAACAGGTTATACAATGAGATTTACTGTTAAAGAGAATGCTAGCGACCCAGACACCCTTGCAAAGATTGGTCCAGTAACTTGTACCATCACAACCCCAGCAACTGGCATAGGCACGGTATCTCTAACTAAAGTCCAAACCGCACTGCCGTCAAGGACGTATGTGTATGATGTGCAGATTACAAGTGCAAGCGATAACTTTACAGTTATAACACCAACAAGTTTTATAATAACAGACGATGTTACAAAAGTGAGTTAATTATGAATACTGAAAACAGTAGAATGAACCAAATGGAGTGCGATATGACAGAAGTCAAAACAGACATAAAATACATAAAAGACAATATCGATGAAATAAAAGAATTTATCAAGAACGCAGATAATAGATATGCTTCTAAAAGAATAGAACTTTGGATTTACGGTCTTGCAGGAATAATTATTGTTGCAGTATTTTCTGCACTATTAAGTTTAGTTTTAAAATAAGGAGATGATATATAATGAAAAAAGAAACATCAGAAAATTTTAGTTTTAAAGGTTGGAGTATCAAAGAATGGTTAAACCTTAATAAAATTGAAATTATAAAATTAGCCACATCAATAGTGGGGGTTATTTCAGCAATAATTGCAAATTGGAATCCAATATTAGTGGCATTATTAGGTTTAATTTTAAAGTTTGGACTTGACTCATTACATTATTTTTTAAATAGTCAAGAAGTAATAGTTAAATAAATGTGATACAAAATGATTCTATCAAATGATGACGAAATAAGACAGTACCAACTGTTATCAACAAAAGGTAAAGAGGTTAATGAGAACTATACCAAGAACCCAATAGACTATACTTCGGATAGTAGAGCCTCTGAGGAAATAAAAGGGTATGTTCCGTACTTTATATACCGCCCGCCTTTTGGATACCCAAGAACCGATACAGATTTAGTGCTTGTAAGAAAGCTATCTAACTCGCCATATGTGCTTGGGGTGGTTAATACCATCTGTGATAGAATCAATGGTATCGACTGGGACATCAAACCCAAAGCAGGAATAGAATTAGATGATAGAATAAAGAAAAAGATAAGCACAATAAAGACCTTCTTTAATAACCCTAATAATAACTTTGAAAGTTTCAGAGACATACAAAGAGCGTTAGTAAGAGATGTTTTAGAACTAGATTCAGGGGTTATAGAAAAGGTATTTGATAAGCACGAAAAGAAACAACTTAAACAACTTATTGCAAGAGACGGTGCAACAGTTTTAAAGAACCCTAATGTGCATGGGTATATTGGCGACAGAGACGAGTTCATTGATATGTTTCCACAGTTCAATGATAAAATATTTAATCAAAACGAGAATAGGTTAGATAGCACCAACTATGCACAAAAAATATATACACAATTATATACCGATAAAGCGGCATACTTCCAATACGGATGGACGCCTGGCAGTCTTCCTGTACCATTTGGTAAGAGAGAACTTATATATGTACAAATGAACCATAGGTCAGATAGTATATATGGTAGAAGCAATATACAGTTACTTGCAGAAATTATTTTAACTCTTATATATGGCGGGAGATACCATTTAGATTTCTACATTAACAACAATGTTCCACAAGGAATTATCAGTATTGTTAATGCTAACCAAAAACAAATAGACACATTCAGAAGCAGAATGTCCGACAGGATTTTTGAGACAGATGAGTTTGATAAATATCGAAAGAAGAACTTTTCAATACCGATAGTTGGCGGGGAAGCAAAGTTCACTCCTTGGATTATCCCAAGTTCGGATATGCAAATATTAGAACAACAAAGATGGTTCCAAAGAATAGTGTGGCAGGTATTTGGTATAGGCCCAGATGAAATGGGCGATACCGAAAACTCAAATAGAGCAACATCTAACGAGTCTTCAAGAATATTAAAGAAGAAGGCAATAAAGCCTTACTTAATCAAACTACAATATGTTTGGAATAACGAGATTATCCCAGAGCTTGACCCAGATAACGAGGTTGAGTTTGTATATGATAACTATGATATAGAAGAAGATTACAGACAAGCAGAGCTTCTAACTTTGAAACTTAATTATTTAACAGTAAACGAAGTAAGAGAATGCGAAGGCAGAGACCCAATCGCTGATGGGGATATGTTATCTAGTCAAATGGGCCAGAACGGATTACCAGGATTGAGTAATGATTATACTTCCCCTGAGAAGAAGATTGCGGTAGGAGACAAGATAAAGAAACTGCCAAAGTCGGATATGCAATCTACTACTGACAAGGTGAACCAAGACCAGAATAATGACAAGTCCTTTGACACAAACAATCCAAGAGATGCAAAGTTCCATAAGGTCAGGACTTCAAAGACGCCAAATATGAAAGCCATTTCTGAAGAAGAACTAGAAAAATTAGCTGAAGACATGCACTTTACTGGCGACTTAGAACAGTTCAAAATGGGAATGAAAGTAGAGTTGGAACATACAAACCTAACACACGGCGACAAGAAAGAAACGGCAATGATAGCAATCGCGCACTTGGAAGAAATACCTGACTATTATACTCGTTTATCCAAAATGGAACAGGCTGCCCCTAAAACCAAGTCAGAAGTATCACCAGTGGAAGTCAGTAATGAATATGAAACACTTATAACAGATTATTTTGAAAACCTAAAAGAAGAGTTGTTAAGTGGGAAATATGAACAATAGAGATGCAGAGTATACTGAGTTCTTAATAAAGAACATTATAATACCCAAGTATGTAATAGAGGGCATAATGCGGGATATTTCCTTTAACTATGACCTTGGGGTACAATCTGTAGAAAAGATTGCTGATACTAATATCATTGGATTACCAACAAATACTATCGATGAGCTCAAGCGATTTTCCTTAGAGTGCATCAGAGATATGACAAACGACCTTGCAGAAGATATTAGAAAGACAGTCAAGCTCCATAATTTTTCAGGGTCTAGTACAGAAGACTTAAACAAAGAACTAACCAAAGTATTAGATAAATCAATACAAAGGTCACGAACAATTGCAGTTACAGAAACGACTAGAGCTTATAATATTGGAGCAATGACTGCCGCAATTGCTAGCGGGTTAGTAGTTAAGAAGTATTGGTTGTCTATTATAGATGACAGAACAACCGGCTATTGCTTATATATGAGCTCAAAGTATGGACCAAACAATGCAATACCAATTACTGAACCATTCATTGACAGTGCTGGACAGAAAATACAGAGCCCACCAGGGCATTATAATTGTAGAAGTGTTGTGGCATTTACAATGTGATTAATATCTATTTATAAATAACATAAGGACAACAATATATATTTTAATAGTGACAGTATGAACGATAAAGAATATTTTTATATTTCAGAGTTTGAACCTATAGGGATAATTACCAAAGGGGAAAAGAAGTATATAATTGAAGGTTATATATCTACAACCTCTCAAGACTTATCTAATGATGTAGTAACCAAGTCTGCACAAGAGGATATGTTACAACAGATAATTAATAGAGAAGTACCAATTACCTTTGATTTAGAACACGAAGTTTTCTATGAAGATGGAAAACAACGAAGAAAACCAGCATCGACTATCCCGGTTGCTAAAGTAATAGACGCTTGGATGGACGAAAAAGGGGTTAAAGTAAAGGCAGAACTTAATTCTGACTCACCAAGATTCAATAATGTTTGGGGGTCAATATTAAAAGGGTTCTTACATTCATTTAGTGTGGCATTTTATCCTGTAGAATCAATAACCCAGAGAGTAAACGGATTAATGACTTCATACATAAACAAGTTAAAATTAGTAAACATTACACTTACTGGTTCACCAGTAAACCCAGAAGCAAATTTCGTACCAGTGATGAAATCTGTTCTGGCAGATATTACTTCAGTAACTGAGGTAATAGAAAATATAGAGGGTGAAATAATGGAAAAAACAAATAATATTCAAACTGAATCTCCTATTGCAGATGTTGAAACACCAGTGGTAAAAGCAGAAACAGTAGTTGAACAAGATACTAAAATAGATGTAAAAGCATTCCTTTCAGAAATAACAGAGAAGAATGACGGTCTATTAAAAGAGAATGTTGAACTTAAGGCAAAGCAAGAATCAATGGATGCTAAAATGAAAGCATTAGAAGAGAAGATTGAAAAATTAGAATCTAAGCCAGTTATAAAAGGCATATCAACAGAAATGCCAGAAATGACTGATATAAAAGAAATAAAAGGAGCTATAAGCTTAATAAAATAAAAGGTGAATAAATATGGCATATTGTGGAAACGCAAGTAACGTAGATGCAGAAGCATCATACAGACTATCATTTGGTAACTTACCAAACAACTTCACTTATTACGACCCAATGGGATTAAAAGGTAATAAAATAGACGCAGAATTATCCGGTAAAGGAGTAACAGAATCTAATCCTATGTTAAAAGCATTAAGCACAACATCAGGTGGGGCAGGTACTGCTGGTTACGCATTAATACCAGTGTTTGTAGACCCAAGAATAGTTGATAGAACAAGAAAGCAAACACCATTAGTAACAATATTACCAAGAGTTACAAATAACGGTATGTATGCTGACTTCAATGTTATTACAGCAAAGGGTGGAGCATATACTGCTTTCGAAGACGCGGCTTTACCAGAAACAAACACGACATACGACAGAATGTCAACAGCAATTAAATTTTTATATAGTGTAGGTAGAATTACAGGACCTTCATTTGCAGCAACACCAGGCTATACATTAGATGGTATAACTCAAACAGGACCAGGTACAGCTGGGGTTAACCCATTCGGTTCAGCAGCAGCACCAAACTCTATGCAATTAGAAGTTTTAGTAAAAACAAGAGAATTAAAAGAACTTGAAGAGAACCTTTTAATCAACGGTAATGCAACAACATCCGGTGTTACAGGTGACCCTAATACCACAGAATTTGATGGTATAATCGCATTAATGAGCACAACTAATACAGTAGCTAAAGGAACAACATATATTGACCTTTCAGATATTGACTTAGCTGCATCATACGCATTTGATGACGGTGGATTCCCAACAATCGCAATATGTGATACTTCAACATATAACGATGTTCTTAAGTTAGTAAACGAAAGAATCGGTTATTTAGCAACACAAGTTGAGACAGAATACGGTTTCACTGCATTAAAGTTCAATACAATGGCTGGACAATTAATGTTAATACCAAGCAGATTCTTAAGTACAACAACAGGTTCAAAGGCAATGTATTTACTTGACCCTACAGTTTGGGAAGTTAGAGTATTACAAGATATGACTTATGAAGAATTAGCAAAGACTAACGATTCAAGAAAGTTTATGTTAAAGGAATACGAAACCTTAATCTGTAGAGCAACAGCATTCAATGCTTCAATTACAGCATGTAAGTAGATTTAATTAGAGGGACTTAGTCTCTCTAAACCTACGGGTTTAATTAAACGGAGTGATAATAATGACAACAACAAGTTACGCAATATCAAGACTTTGCCCAATTGGGGGAGTTAATAGTGCGGGAAAGAAAATAGGATATATCGAAGCAGGCGCAAAGGCTGCACAGAACGATACATGGACATGCACAAACGCAAAAACAATATCTACAGCAACTAAGATTACAGTAGATGCAACGGGTGCAGCAGAACCATATACAATTTCAGGAAACGTAATTACACTAACATCTGCAACAGCAACAGCATGTAGTGGACTTATAGTTTACACATAGGGGGGATAAATTATGACATCAGCAGAAGCGACATCAGAAACATTTAAACAACTTACCCCTAATTGTGGGTATAAAATGATATATGTATCATGTACACCAGTTAATGATACAGACTATATAACAGTTAATGACCTAACTACCATAAAAGGATATTATTTGCAGATGACCGATGGTTCAGCATTAGCTACAGGAACATTTGCAACAAAGGTATTAACCCTTGCAGCAGGTAGTACAGTAACACCAATAACTGGTATAATTTGGGGGGTATAAATATGACAACAGTAGAATGTACATTAGAAACATTTAAACAATTATTACCTAATTCAGGTAAAAAGTTTATTTTTGTTAATTTTACAACAACAAACGCAACAGATTATGTTACAGTAACTCCACTAAATTATATAGAAGGTTTTAGAATTACAAGCACTACAAATGCAACAGTATTAGCTGGGACATTTGCAACAAATGTATTAACTCTTTCCAATGGTGCAACAGGCACTAAGATTTGGTCAGGTATTGTTTGGGGGTATTAAACATGACATCAGCAGAAGCAACATCAGAGACATTTAAGGAATGGTTGCCAAACCACGGAGAAAAAATGGTATTTATCGAAGCAACTACAACAAATGCAACAGACTATATCACAGTAACTGACTTAACAATTGTTCAGGGTTTTTGGTTAATGTCAACTGGCGGGACAGTATTAACTGGCACTTGTTCAACAAGTACAAATGTTATAACTGCATCCAACGGTGCAACAGGAACTAAAATTTGGTCAGGATTTTGTTGGGGCGTTTAAATGGGTGAGTGTGCAAAGTGTGGCAGGTGTTGTAAATACCTAGTATTTATAGTTCCCCACCAGATTTACACACAAAGCGACATGGATTATTTCAATGATAGAGGTGTAGTGTTCGAAAGAATAAACCGACAAACCGACAGAGAAATAGTGCCTTGTAGGTGCCAACATCTTGGCGAAGACAATTTATGTAAGATTTGGGAAACCAGACCAGACATGTGCCGTAAAGACAAGCGACACTTAAATATATGGAAACCCGAGGGGTGTACCGGAGAAGATTAAAAGAAAAATAGAGGTAATAAAATATGCAAGCAGAAGAAAAGATGGTTATTATAGGCAGAGATTCGTTACAGAGACCAATGTGGGCTCCTGAATCACAAGCAAAGAAGATGGCAGAAGCAAAGGCCGAAGCAATCGAGAAAGAAGAAAAGATAGAAGATAAAAAATTTAAGAAGTAAGATTAGATATGTATGTTACAGCTAGCGATGTTTATCGTGCAGCAGGAATTTCTAGCGCGGCAATATCTAGTACAGATGTTACTGAAAACATCAAAGACGCGGAACAAGAAGTAGACAGAATTACAAATACTACTTTTTATTCAGTAGATGCTACAGGCACGGCAACATCTGGTGCAGCATCGTCTATCACAAACACCGCTGGAGCATTCGTAATAGACAATCTTATTGGCAGTTGTGTATATATCTATGCAGGAACAGGCATAGGGCAAGCACGAGAGATTACAGATAACACGGATACAGTTATAACAGTATCCCCAGCTTGGGCTACAAACCCAGACAATACGTCTAAGTATATAATTACATACCTTAATAAGGTTACAGAAACATACGATGGGGACGACAAATCATATTTATATTTAAAGAACTTTCCAGTAGTACATATTGAAAGCATAACAGTAGACGGCACAGCACTAGCAACTACAGACTATTATTTATATCAAACAGAAGGCATAATTAAGCTATCCGTTGGTGGTACACAAAGCTATTTTACTGCAACCGAACCACAGAACATAGACATAGTGTATCATTACGGTGTACTGCCAGAAAAGAAACACGCTACATTTGATATACCTAGGGAAGTTAAAAGATTAACAGCAAATATTGCAGCACTGAAATCATTAGTACAGCAAATGGGTGGAACTTATGACCAATTAAGTTCTTTTACAGTTCCTAACTTTACAGGTACTGTTGGTCAACAGTATATTAATATAGAAGGCACAATTGCAAGATTATATTTAGATACAGACAAGCTACAACAAAAATGTGTTGGAAGATATGTATACTTTGGGTGATAGATATGCCTTATAGTACACAAATAATTAACACAGTTAATAACTTTGCAACAAGCATTAATTATATAGGCACAACCGTTGTAAGAACGCCAGTTACAAAAACTACTTCTAATAGCTATGGCGACGAGACCCTAACAGAAGGCACAGCAGAAAGCATTAATGTATATTTCACAGTATATTCTGATGACTGGATTTATGATAAAGAAGGTAATATCAGAGGCGGTAATGCTTATATTATGTGCAAGTCAACCCAGACTATTAATTTAGATGACAAGATAACCTATCAAAGTATTGACTATAGAGTTAAGAATGTTATCAAAAGATATGTTGGGGGGGTTTGTGTATTTCAAGATGCCAACCTATTTAGATTATGAATTTTAAAATTGATATTGACTATGCCTTGTTATTCAAACACATGCAACACGACCTAGTCAGAGAGATTGCCAGAAGGGCACCACAGTATGATATGGATTTAATAGCCTCGCTTGCGCCACAGATAACATCTGAAGGCACACCTGTTTTAGAAATACTTGGCGAGCATTATGCTATTTACCTAGAGCGCGGGAACATACCATTTGTGAGTGATGATACCGACAAGCTTAAGAGATGGTGCAAAGACAAACTTGGTAATGAGAATGCCTGGTATATGGTATTTCAACATATCAAGAAACAGGGTGTAAGACCACAAAAGTTTATGACGCAAACACTTAACGAAGAAATAACTCTAATTATAGCAAAAGCCCTACAACAGCCAGGGGTTGTTAAGATGTACATTAAAGAATAATGTCTGTTTATAAATAACATAATACCCACTTATATTATACTCCTTCCTTGTCTTACCTCTGCGGGATTCTGAAGGGTAGTCGAGAAATCGATAGAACCCCGCATTTACTTCCAAGAGGGGGGAAAACGGAGCAAGGGAACGTGGTTATGCCAAGAGGCGAATAATATGGCTTATTTAAGCATAGTAAACATAGAAAACGAGTTTTTAAACTTCCTTAGAAGTAGTGATATTTATACCATTACTGAGAGAGGTGTAACCACAGCAACTGATACTACAGTTATAACTGCCTTACCGCAGACTATAACCTTAAGCACTTCTTTGAAAAACATTAGAAGTGTTACTAATTCCAGCACAGCTTTAGTTCTTAAGCTAGGTACAAATTATACAATGGACTTAGACGCAGGGACTATAACTATAACCTCTGGAGCAGTAGGCACTAATTCTATTGCTACTATTTATGATTCAGGAACAACAGACCATATATTCCCTGATTACCCTAGACCAAACCTGACAATTAGCTCGTTTCCGAGATGTGGGTTTGAAGTATATACCTGGTCAACAGACACTGGTGGGTTTGGCAATGTTAATGTAACCGATTTTGGTATTGATGTAAGCTTATATGAATACGCAGATGATAGTGGCTCAGCACCACACGGTAGAAAGAAAGTTAAGCAGAGAATGGACGCTCTGAGACAGGCAATCATTACAGCACAGACAAACTTATACTATTGTAGTTATATAAAACCGCAGAATATGAGGGCTGTGGAATTATTAGATACTGATAAAGGCAAAGGAAAGATATATAAAATAAGTATAGATGTTTCAAGTAGAAACAATTATGAAATAAACTAAAGGAGATAGATAAACCGTGACAGCAAATTCAACCCCGATAACTGCGGGGGTGCATTCATATTTAATATATGGAGCAGAAACAACATTTAAAACAGCAGGAACACTAGACAAGAACTTTGGGATAGTTAACAACTTCTCAGCGGATGTGAAGAATAGTCTTAACGAGCGTAGAGGCTTTGCTAATACTTCTGCAAGCGGTAGAAGGATTAGAGCATTCGCTCCAGGAGAGAGGAGTTATGATTTATCAATAGACTGGGATGTAACGGATTTTGCATTTATGGAACATGTACTAGGTGCAGTTTCAGGGACAACAACAAAAACATATGTTGATGATGATGCAGTTGATTCAATATCAATCGGTAACGAACTTGACAATGTCAATGTTGACAGAGAGAACTGGTTTACAGGATGCTGTTACGATTCGGTAACCTTGAAAGCAGCAATAAACGAACCACTTAATTGTTCAGCAAAGCTGACTGCAGCACATGGCAGTTTTGATGCAACATTAACTTCAAAAATTGCAGCTTCGGCAGTTGGCCCATACACGTTTGTAGGTGCGGTATTCGAGTTACCAAACGCCACAGCAATTGTTAATATTGTAGAAAGCTTTGATATTTCTATTAATAATAACTATACCTACTTAAGAGGTAGTGCTAGAGAAATTGCCGCTGCAACCAAGGGGGCATTGGATATTACAATGAAATTTTCAACGGCGTATGTTGATGATTCGTTCTATACCAAAACGCTAGGTAGCGATGGTGTTAGTTCAGTAACCGCACCAACAGAGAATGCAACTGTAGAAATCACACTTACAAGAGGGTCAAGCAATGTAATAATACTAGGAACACTTGCACCAATCGAGTCATACAACTTAGCACAACAATTGAATAGCCCAGTTAAGGAAGATATAACACTTAAGCTACAATGGATTTCAGTAGCTGAAACAGTATAAATATAAAAGGAGAGTAAGACATGAAAAGTATAACATTAGAAGACAAGGACAATAAACAAACCGAGGTATTCATTAGAGAATACAACAATGAAGACCGTGAGATTATCACTAACGAGTGTGTTGAAATAGAATACTCTGCACAGGGCGGGGAGTCAAAGAAGATTAAGGGTGGAACTTTAAAGAAGTACACATTTATTTTAGGTGTGGCAAAGGCACCGTTCTTTACACAGGATATCTTAGATACACTAGGGGTTACTGATAGAATCTTAAAATCGAGAGTAGAAGAATATAAGATGGTAGACCCAAAGATTATCGATACCTTACTACCTGCAATCGCAGAGATAAACCAGATAGATGTTGAAGGCTTAGAGATTTTAAAAAAAAACTAAAACACCATTTTATTGACGGTTTACCAGTAAAGGACACACTGGGTTTAGCGAGTAAAATAGACACAGCAAGGATATGTAATGTATATCATTTAACCACAGAACAGGTTAAGTGGTTACCATACAAGAAATATTTAGAATATGCAGAGATTGCAAAATACATAGGCAAGGTTTTCTAACATGACAGACCAGACAGTAATACTTAAAATCATACCAATCCTCTCAGCCGATGGATTAGGTGGCAACTTAGATAGAGGTAGTTCTGGTGGGAAGGGTGGGAGAACAACCGAAACATCTAATCCAACTAGCAAGTCTAATAAAGGTGCTGGCGGGTCTAGTGTATTTGGTAAGTTTATGGCTGGCGTTAATTTCGCTCCAGCGGCAGCAGGTATTGCAGCAGCAGTAACTATCATTATGCAGATTATGAAAGACCTGTCCTGGGCGTTCAAGCCAGTAATGTCTGCAATAAGTGCAATATCAAAGATGTTGGGTATAATATTTGTGCCGGTTATGCAAGCAATGATGTTTTTATTAGTGCCTATTTTACAAATATTAAGGCCTATAATGGCCATGATTAGGGTAATGATGAAACCATTTGAAGACGTTATTAGACGAGCACAAAGAACAATGGGACAAGCAGCAGTTGCTGAAGACTTTACAAGTATGGCATTAGCCGCAGGAATTGGATTAAATGCTATGCTTTCAGGGTTAACTTCTTTTCTTACGGAGGCAATTTTGCGTAGTATGGTTGCCACTGCAAATGTAGTATTTCAATCATTAGGTGGTTTTTTTGTAGACTTAGGTGCGGTTTTGCCAGATTGGTTAGGCGGTATATTTACCACAATAGGAAACACTATAAAAGCGACAGGCAATTTAGTTACTGATGATGCGAATTCACTTATTACAGAAGCACTTGCGGAAATTAATGGGTATACTCTTACTGGGATGAATAATGCCTTGACTAAAATAGAAGGAACATTAAATAAAGATACGTTGGCATTAGATACTACGAAGATTGAACAGATAGGCACAGATACTGTAAGTTCAGTAATGAGCTTAATAGGAAAGGTTGGTAGTACATTTATTGATGAAAAAACCGGGTTGCCTAGTCTAGCATCAGGAATATCCACTGGTTTTAAAGACGGTATAATATCGCCAGTAGAAGGTTTTATAAAAAAGTTAACTGAAGCAGCAAATACAATTAACAGTATAAAAGTAGAGGTAAATAGCGGCACCAAAAATAGAGCACCAAGCAATTGGGCAGAAGAAACCGCAGCAACAGCGTATGTAGGATATCAACGGTTATTTGGAAATAATAATGTAGAAGTAATAGGCAACACAAATACCAGTGGTGGTACTGGGTCAGGGGCTGGTGCAAGATGGCATTTGAAGATATAGACAGTGATGTTAATTTAATAGTAAACGGAATCACATTTACATTCCTCGCAGGAGAGGTACAGTCAGTAGAATCCGTGGTTACTCAAAACCCAGACAAGATACCAATATATGGTTCTGGCCCAATGGGAGGATATGTATTTAATTTTGATGGGGCAGTAAAGACGATAACAGTAACAGGGGTATTAGGTCTGGCACCAAGCACTAGAACTAGCTCAGGAACCATAACTACAATTAAACAACAGAAGCAATGGCTTGAATCCTTGTGTGCAGGCAATGCAGATTCTATAACATTTAATAGTGAATACGAATCAGAAACCTGTGATGTTCTAACCGGGGCAACAAGCCCGTATCAATCACACTTTATACAAACAAAAGGGGTAGTTGCTACACTAAGGACTATAAGAGAAGAAGGCAAGGTTGATTATCTTCCTTATACTTTACAACTGGTAATAGGTGATGTAATCTGACTCTAGGTTTGCCGACGCTGACAAAAGTCACAATTAATAGTATAGATGTAACTAGCTGTTTGAATAGCTGGGCAATCGATGTTGCAGAGTCTAATGATAAAATAAAGATAATGGACGTTATACTTTCCAGGTCGGTTCAAACATTACTTAATATTTATGATGATAGTCTTACATATTTACCAATAGAAATCACAAGAGGCATACTAACCTCGACAGAAGATATTGTTTTTAAAGGGTATATTAAAACCTTTTCTCTAGTTTATGGAAAATTAAATTTAGTGTGTGCTGACAAGCTCTATGAAACAACCAAGCGAACGGTTACTTATTCTTATGATAAAGATATCGACCCAAGCGCGGGCAAGGTTTCAGAAATATTTATTGACCTTATTAATTCATACACTACACTAACTGCAGACTCTACAAGCGTGACAGACTCGGGAACAGAATATATAATTGAAAAACTAATATGTAAAGCTGACACAGTTTATGATAAATGTAAATTTCTTTCAGAGCTTTTAGGCTGGATGTTCTATTACGATGCTGATGATGACAAGGTACACTTCCATCCAATCGGAGAGAATGTAAACTCAACAACAATCATTGACAACGAGAACATCGCAGTCACTCCTGTTTGGAACACAGACGAGTCTAATATTTATAACACAATTTTACTAGAAGGTGCAATCCAAGAAGTACAGACTTTCGAGAACGGAAGAATAGGCACTGCGTCTGGATACACGACAAGCTCAATACAACTTAACTATGAACCCATCAGTGTCAGAGTCTTATGTGATGCATCTGACCCACCAACAACCGAACGGACAATCGGTGTACAAAACAGCACACTTACTTATGAAGCATACATTGACAAAACCAAGAAACAAGTTATTTGGAATACAACAACATACACTCCTGGTGCTAGCGATTATGTAATTGTACAGTACACTTATATGCGACCAACACCGGTACTTGTAAGTGACGATGCAAGCATTGCATTATACGGGGTAAAGGACTGTAAGCTCACAAAAGACGAAATTAAGAACGTTGCAGATGCAGAAGTATATGCTAACCAATATTTACAAGACCACAAAGACCCAATACAAACTTGTACACTAAAAGTAGTTAATGTTTCAGACCTTAATATCAACCAAGGAATTAACATAGTAGACAGACCTAATAATAAAACAGGGCTTTATAAAATTACAAGAGTCAAGAAAGCTTTCCCATATAACTTCGACGAGATAAGCGTTACAACCGACATACTCCAAGAAAGCGATTATATGTATAATGTTGTCAAGAGAATCAGACAGCTCGAGAACGAAGGGAAGGACGATTTCAGTTCGTTAATTACAATCAAACAATACTCAGACAATTTGATATACGAAAACAGATACATTAAAACAGACCACACTTATCTCACAGGCGATACTTTGATATTTGACCACCCAACAATGGGGGTGTTAGACACTGGAACTTTCTACGATTCAAGTAGCACGCCATTCATATTGGGGCACCCAGTATATGGTGTTTTAGGCACTTCTACTCTAGGCGGTGGAGCGATGTACACGGATACAGAATACTTAGACACAGAATTAAACTATGTCGAATTATTCTATGATGACGAGTTCAAAGATGCAAGCACTACCGCAGATTGGAACACTACTACTATGAGTTTAGAAGTAGCAAGCGGAGAAATTGCGGTATCTAAATCAATATTAGTAGATGTTTTTGGTGCAGATAACTCATTTAAAACTGTGCAGTTCGTAATCGAAGGCACGGCAATAGATGGGCTGGTTTATCAAATTGGTGAATATAATAACTCAGCAATAACTTATACTACTATTCCAACTACTGGTACAACAACTTCCCAAACAAGTTCGGCAGTTTCAATAACTGGCACGAACAAGTATGGAATCAACTGGAAGATAACAAATTCAGGAGCAACAGGGACTATTACAAAATTAATAATCAGGTATACCAAATGAGTGAATATTGTATAATGTGTAAAGAAGACACATATCATAAAGTTATAAAAGAATTTAAAACCCTCAAAGGCAAGAAGGTATGGGTGGCTTGCGAGAAATGTAATAATATTAAACTAAGAGTGATAGAAAATGATAGTAGATAACGGAATTAAGATTGCACTTAACAGAACAGCTGGGATTTCTCCTGCATATACTGCCTCAAGCAGGTTTCAGGTTGGAATAAACCAAGCAACCGTGGCAGTAGCAGATAATGCAATTACCTTTCCAATACCCATCAATTCCACAGAAACTGTAGATGCTTGCGAAGCAACAACTGGTTGGACAGCCGGCACTGATGGAGCAATTACTACTAACTCAACAACCTATAAACAAGGAAGCTACTCACTTAACTTAACTAAAAATGCAGCAACAGCTGATAATGTAATTTGGTATAAAGAAACCGAGCCAAGCCTGGATTTTACAAGCAAGACAATATATGGTTGGGTTTATATAATTGACGCAGCAGCACTTGCAAAGCTAGCAACAAGCTCGGCATTGGAAGTTAGATACGGTAACGATTATAATACAAATTATTATAAGTTTGTTTATGACAACGCAGACTTAGCAGTTGGTTGGAACCTTATATACTTTACAACCACAACAGGCACACAAGTAGGGACTGTAACCTTGAATGCTTGCGATTCTCTAGGAGTTAAACTCACATTTACGGCAACAAGCGATACTACAAGTGCTGGCGATATTGTGATTGACGATTTTAAACTATCAAGCTCTGGAGACTATTATAAAAACTATGAGAGTGGTTATCCAAGCGTTGACGAAACCAAGTTTGAAATTACCGAGAAGTGTTATTTGAATAGCACAGACGCTAATGGGTTTAATATTACTGGGATAGGCACATTCAACACCGATGCAACAGCAAAGGCAGAGAGTATATTTAAAATAACAAGTATGAGTAAATCTGATACAGACGAGTTCTCGTACATTGTAAAGAAAAGATTGACAAGGAGATAGAGTATGTTAACAAAAGAAGAAGCAACAATAATATTAAATAAGATGGAAGTAAACTACTCCCAGCAATTCCTAGAGTTTGCCTTGAGGTTCAATGATGCAAACCTATTAAAGGAGTTTTGTATATACTGGAAATCCAAGCCAGCAGGCGGTGGGGATTTGAGTAAATTTCTAACAGAACATTATACTAAAAGACTAGGTGATAAAGAATGACAATTATATCCGTATTCGCCCCCGGCGATATTGCAGAGAGTGCAAAGTTCAACTATAACTGGAACGATGCAGTAAAACTACACAACGAGAAAGCCATCAATGATGTTAGTGCTACAAATTCAGGAGTTCTTGCAGGAAGCTCACAGAAGCTTATTGATAAGTTTTTGGACTCAACAGGGCAGAATAATACGGTTGATACTGGAACAACTACCGGAATATTTGATACTTCTTATTATAAGTGTAATCAATATATAGTTCCTAA